CAAAGGGCGATACAGATGGTTCGTTCTTTAATATCCCGATGCTAGGTGGTAAGTAATGGGTCGCGTAACTATAAGCTCTAATAACCTATTCCCCGGTCCTAAAGGCGAAAAGGGAGATCAGGGAGATCCAGGTGGCCCACCGGGTCCACAGGGTCCAGAAGGTCCTACAGGTCCTCAAGGACCAACAGGCCCACAAGGTTTACAAGGCACTCAAGGCAATCCCGGAGCGCAAGGCGCACAAGGTCCTACAGGATCAACAGGTCTTAAAGGCGATAAAGGCGATAAGGGTGATCCTGCCACTATTGCCGTTACTGCTCCAATCACTAATTCTGGAACTGCCGTAGATGCCAATATCGGCGTATCTGCTGGATCGACTTCTACTGCTGGCGTTCTTCAACTTACCGATTCAGTAGCCTCGACATCGACGACTACAGCTGCGACTCCTAATGCGGTAAAGACTGCCTATGACTTGGCTAATTCAATCAGTCGCACTTTTCCAAAAATTGCAGGACACTTTTACAGAACTCCATTTTTAGCACATAACAATTTAGGTATTTCCCATCAATTAGCTTATTACACTCCAATTTTTATAGATCAATCAACAAACATTGATCGGCTTTCAATAACTACTGGAAACATCTTTTCTGGTTCTTCAACAGTAAGAATCGGAATTTACAACAATACAAACGGACGGCCTTCAACTCTTATTTTAGATGCTGGAACCGTTGGTCCAATTGCTGCGAATACCGTTTACAGCATAACCGTCAGCCAAACTTTAACCGTTGGTTATTATTGGTTAGCCTTTTGCCAACAGGGAACTGCGCCCACGACTTCCAACTATATTGGAAACATCGCCTCTCAAGCACAGGGCAATTTGCTAATGAGCGGGCAATCGGCAGGAACAACAGGTAGCTTTACGGCTGGTTTTAGCCAGAGTTCAGTAACTGGGGCTTTTGCTGATGCTGGAACTTTAGCAATAGCTACTGCGGCTCCTTATGTCTGGTACAAGGTGGCATAAATGAAACATATTACCTACGGCCTAGGCGGCCATGACGAGACCAAGCCAAATAATAATATCGTTGAAGAAATCGACATCCCAGATACGGAGACAGAATGAACATGAAGCACCCAGTAGTAATCTCAATCGGAGCATTCCTAGCCGTCTGGGGTACAACATCTAACTTCGCACTCGACTATCGCGCCATCCTTGGATCGATCGTTGCTGGCGTCTTCGGATACGCGAGCCCTAAGAAGTAATGGACGCGGTAGATATTGCGGCAGTCGCCGTAGGAATAGTTACAGTCCTTGGCGGAGTAGCTGCTTATCTACAATTCTTGGTTAAGCATTACCTCAATGAACTCAAGCCTAACGGCGGCTCATCGATCAAGGATCAAGTTAATCGACTTGAAACGCGTGTCGATACCATCATCGAATTATTAGGTAAGTCACACTAATTCCATGGCACGAAAGAAAGTCATCGATCTCGATACTTACTCACAGCTAGACGCGTGGGCTATTAGCCTGCATGAAATGTATCGCGCACTTAGGCGAGCAGGTTTTGCAGTTGATTTATGCCTAGCGATAATCGCTGATCGAGACGCTTACCCTGACTGGATTCTGCCATCGATCCCCGACCGAGTGGATCGCATACCCTACGAGGATGATGACGACGAGGATTAAATGAAGCGAATAGTCATAGTGAGCGACCTACAGGTTCCGTTCCACGATAGACACGCAGTCAAGAATCTAGCCAGTTTTATCAGTAAGTTTAAACCGCATGAAGTAGTGACAATAGGTGACGAGATTGATTTCAACACAATTAGCAAGTGGGCAGAAGGAACCCCAGAAGCCTATGAACAGACTCTTGGAGAAGATCGCGATGAAGCTGTTCAGGTACTTTACGATCTTCAAGTAACTCAAATGATCAGGTCTAATCACACAGACCGCCTTTACAATCAAATTATGAGGAAGATTCCCTCATTCCTGTCATTGCCAGAGTTGCGCTTTGAGAAGTTTATGCAGCTTGACCAGTTAGGCATTACCTTCCATCGCAAGCCTTACAACATCGCACCGGGCTGGATAGCAGTCCATGGCGACCATACCCCTATCAAGTCACAAGGGGGTTTATCAGCCCTTGAGGCAGCCCGTAGGCATGGTAAGAGCGTCATCTCAGGACATACTCACAGGGCAGGCAGATCGTCCTTCTCAGAGGCTTCTGGGGGCCGTATAGGCCGTGTTCTGCATGGAGTCGAAGTAGGCAATCTTATGGACTTCAGCAAGGCGTCATATACCAAGGGCTCAGCGAACTGGCAACAGGCATTCGCCATCATGTACGTCGATGGAAAGAACGTCCAGGTTGATCTGATCTATCTAGAGAAGGACGGCACATTCGTGGTTTCAGGCAAGCGCTATGGACGACCTAGATAACGAGCTTGATCGGGACGTCGATGACCACATTGATGACGCAGAATCGTTACCATTTCGTTATCAAAATCTTATTGACCTAGCCTAGCGATCTGGCACTCTTATCCCGTCGGGCCAACCAACCGACAAGGGAGAAGAAATGTTCGATCCATCATTAGGTGATTTCTTAGTCATGATTGCAATGGCTGTGCTGTATTTCCACATTGGCCGCATTGTCGGCATGAGAGTAGGGTATCTCCAAGGGCGTAAAGCCGTTCGAGAATACTACGAAGCAAAAGAGAAGGTGCGAGTGTGAAAGCAAATGAAGTCCTATTATCAGCTACTGACATCATTGGAGACCGAGGACGAATATATGGTCATCCTCGTATCAATCAGACTCGAATCGCATTACGACTCCAGCAAATGCTCGAAACTCCAATCTCAGACCATCAAGCATGTCTGGCGATGGTCGAAGTTAAACTTGCCAGATTACAAGAAACAGCAGATCACATTGACTCCTATATCGACGCATGTGCTTACCTTGCACTAGCTTGCGAACTCATCACAGAAAAGGACGAGCAATATGTTTAATCTTGAAGATTATGAAACAGTCGAAGAACGTCTAATTAAGTTTTGGAAGGATCACCCAGATGGACAAATTCACACGAAACTACTTGATTCAGCCTCTGGCCGTTTCATTGTTGAGGCTGCTATATATCGCACAGAGGCAGATGTTCGCCCCTGGACAACAGGGCTGGCAGAAGAGACTGTTCAGGGACGCGGCGTCAATGCGACAAGCGCGTTGGAAAATTGTGAGACTAGTGCTATCGGTCGAGCGCTTGCTAACGCAGGATATGCAACAAAGGGAAAGCGAGCGTCACGAGAGGAAATGGGCAAAGTCATTAAGTCGAGTGAAGTAAAGGCTAAGATCGATGAAGTAAAGGCTAAGATGGCAGAGACATCTGGAGAATACATCCCAGTTGTAAAGGAGGACGATCCATGGACTATCAATACAGCGACTATGCCGCCCACAATGGGGGAAGCCGTTGCGACGGTGAAAGAAATCATTGGCGGCCAGACAGAGAAGGACATTCCCCGGTGCCAACATGGCGACATGATTTGGAAGACGGGAACGAGTAAAGCAGGCAAGCCGTGGGGCCACTTCAAGTGTCCTTATGCTGTAACTGGTGAACTTACTCGATGCCCATCACCTAACGATGTAATCTGGTACGAGATCAACAAAGAAACAGGCGCATGGCAACGACAGAAGGCGAGAGCATAATGGGACGTTTACAATTCCAGAACCAAGATGGTGAATGGGAGTCATTCCCAACCGAGGATGAGATTCATCGATCCAAGGAAGTCATAGCAATCTTAGAAGAGTTTACGTTTACGACTAGATGCTGCTTATGCAATGAGTCAATTCCTTACAAAGACATCAAGGTTAATCTGACTAATAAGAGCTGGTCATGTTCTAAGTGTCACGCGGTCAATGGCCTCACAAAGCCGTAAATACCGGGGATTCTCGACTGAGCGAGTGGTCGCTAGGTTCCTATCGGAATGGTGGCCACATGCAGATATCGGTCGAGGGGCTGGAAAAGATATAACACATGTCCCGTTCGACATGGAAGTTAAAGCTAGATCGGCGTTCCAGCCAAAGGCGTGGATCGATCAGGTAACTAAAAGAGCTGCTAAAACTGGTGGGCTACCTCTAGTAGTTGCTCGCTTGAATGGTCAAGGGGAGAAGAGTCCACAGGACTACCTTGCGTTCATGAGATTGGGCGACCTGGTCGATCTATTGCTTAAGGCAGGTTACGGGGATTTCAGCGATGATCTTGCTAAACTAGAGCCTATGAGATGCAAGATGTGCGGCGCATGGGCGTTCACCGAAACATGCAGAACATGTCAGGTGGATCCAGATGCCAACTTATGAGTTTGAGTGCGATAACGAGAACTGCGAGTCCAATGCTCGAATAGAACAATGGTACTCAGTCAATGAGCCGCACGATTTAATATGTCCTTATTGCCAATCATCGATGCACAAGGTTTACAGCTCTGTAGGGGTCTCATTCAAGGGATCAGGATTCTATTCAACCGACAACCGATAACGAAACACCGCTCTGAACAGGACTTTTATGAATAGACTTGACTGGCATGGTACTCTCAGGGCTAGAGCCCATCAGGGGCTCAAGGCGGCCCCGGTAGGAAGCGGCCGCAAGGTAGCCATCGCTATTGGGATAACTCTATCTATGGCAATGCCCCTAGATGCACAGGCGTCAAACCTTGCAATCAAATATGTTAAAGAATTAGCAAAGTATCAGCTCACAGATAAACAAGAGTTATGCCATCATGAGATTATCTATAGAGAAAGTCGATGGAATGTAAGAGCTGTAGGCAATAAGAACGGCATTAAACAAACTTATGGCTTCTATCAGATCAAGAGTGAGTCAATGCGTACTGCATCAGCAGTAAAGCAATTCTGGACTTATTGGCATTATGTAATGCATCGTTATGGAGTAACAGAGTACGATGAACCTAATTACTGCAAGGCATTACATCATCTAAAGACTAAGGGTTGGCAATAATGACCAGAAGAATGTGTGCTTGTGGCAGAGTAGCTGGATCAAAGGGATACAATTCAAGAGGTATTAGGGTTTATGGTACTAAATGTGAAAGATGTAGATTCCATGCTTATCGCCACTTTAAGAAAGACTATTGCGAAGAATGCGGGTTCGTAGCAGTTCATTCATCTCAGCTTGATGTAGATCATATTGATGGCAACCATAATAATAACAATGAAGACAACCTTCAGACATTATGTGCTAATTGCCATAGGTTAAAGACTCATCTAAACAAAGAGTACATGCCTACGATAGGTCCTAAAATTAGCATTATGATCGAAGCCCAGTTGGAGTTGGACATTGAGTAGCGCATTACGCAAGGATGGTGGTACTTATAGATGGCGCAAGCTGCGCGAGATAGTCATACGAAGAGATCAAGGTACATGCCAAGCCTGTGGTCAAGAAGGTAAGCATGTGGATCATATAGTGCCACGCAAGTTAGGTGGAACCGATGAGCTCTCGAATCTCCAATTATTATGCGTACAATGCAATCTAAGCAAAGGGGGTAGGTTTTTTGACAAGCCACCGATACCCATGACCCTCCTTGGTTCTTTTTACCCGAAAAACGCCTCAATAAGCCACTATCAGGATGATTCCGAGTGAATATACCTAATCAGGCTGAAATAGGCTCAGAAGGGCCTCAAACGGCTTACCGAGGTGTGACTGAACCCCGTATATGGACTAAATCCCCAGATTTGCCCTCTTACGGCATCGATTTCATCGAATGGTGCGAGTCAATAGGTTACCTTTTGCTACCTTGGCAACAATTCTTAGCTCATGAAATCTGCAAAGTCACCGAGGACGACAAGTGGTATTTCAAGGAAGTAGGGGTCATAATCTCGCGCCAGAACGGCAAATCTACCTTCATGCAGCTCATGATTCTATGGAGAATGTTCGCTTTAGGGCAGAAGTTACAAGTTCACACAGCTCACAAACTGACTACATCGAGTGAAATCTTCTGGAAGATCGATGACACGATCCAGAGCCATGCAAAATTGGTAGATGACTTCGGCAAGAAGTACGAGTCCAAGGGATCGCAGGAGATCAAGTTAAAGTCCGGTGGCCGTTACTTGGTGCGAGCCAATAACTCAGCATCGCGTGGTATTGCTGCGCCAGATACGATCTACATGGATGAAGTTCGAGAGTTCCATGACGATGAAGTCTGGTCATCACTTCGATATACCCAGATGGCTACTCCTAACCCACAGACTTTAATCTTCTCCAATGCCGGGGATCAACATTCAATAGTCCTGAACCGATTAAGAGAACGAGGACTTGCAGCTGCGGCTGGTGCAGATGATCGGATCGGTTGGTTCGAGTGGTCGGCAGAGCCAGGGTGCGACATCCGAGATAAGAACGCATGGATGCAGGCCAATCCATCGGCAGGCTACACAATCAGTTTAGATAACCTCGAAGCGGCCATGTCCGATGAGGAATCTATTGTAAGAACCGAACTTCTATGCCAATGGGTATCAGTAGTTAATCCAGCGATCAATCCAAGTAACTGGAATGCAGGCGCAAAGAAGGATCTCAAGTTAGATCGAGAAGCTCTCACATGGATGGCAATCGACCTAAGTCCGAACAGGCAAGAAGGCTCACTCGTAGCAGCCCAACAAGAAGGAGATAACATCAATGTCGTTCTACTCCAAACGTGGACGAACCCAATCAACCTCGATGCTAAACAAATTGCAAACGACGTCGCGGATTGGGTACGCAAATACCAGACAGAGACGGTTGCTTATAGTCGCCAGACATCCGGGGCTATTGCCGCTTTACTATCGCCAGCAGGTATCTCTACTACGTCTATCGATGGCAGCGTATATGGTCAGGCTTGCGACGAAATGCTTACCGCGATCACTTCAGGACGACTTTTCCATCCAGAGCAAGACGAGTTCACAAGACAAGTCCTCTCAGCTGTAAAACTTCCGTTTAAGGATGGTGGCTGGTATCTGGGACGCAAGGTATCTAATGCCACGATCTGCGCGGCCGTTGCTATGGCGATGGTCTGCCACTTCGCGACTCGCGGAGAAACGGAGTACGACATCGTAGTCGGATAAATCGGACATAGTGTACAATATGCACTAATGGGACTAAAAGAATTCTTTCTAGGGGCTCCACCTGTCGCTGAAAAGCACACAGATGTAGAAGCCTCTCTACAACCTTTCAATCTTTCAACTTCTGTCTATGGATTGCTTAACGCTCCAACGACAGTCGATCGCGCATCTGCTATGTCGGTTCCAGCAGTCGCTCGCGCCCGTAACATCATCTGTGGAACTATCGGATCGCTTCCGCTTGAGCAATACAACAAGTTTACTGGCGCACACATCGAGCCTTTAAGAGTTATCAATCAACCAGACCCACGCGTTTCAGGATTCGTGGTTTACAACTGGCTGGCTGAAGATATCTGGCTGTATGGCGTTGGGTTCGGATTAGTCCTCGATGCTTATGCAGAAGATGGTCGCGTTCGCTCCTGGACTCGCATCGATCCTAAGCGCGTTAATCCTAAGTACAACCTAGCCATGAACGAGATCGAAGGATACGAAGTCGATGGCAGACTCGCACCTATTGCTGGAGTCGGTTCAGTTATTCGCTTCGATGGCGCAGATGAAGGTTTAATAAATCGCGCTGGACGAACAATCGTTGCAGCAATTGAACTTGAGAAGGCCGCGCTTCAATACGCGAAAGAGCCAGTCCCATCGATGGTGCTTAAGAGCAACGGAACTAATTTAACTTCAGAGCGCATCGCTAAACTTCTCGAAGCATGGCGCAACTCTCGCGCTACTCGATCAACAGCGTTCCTCAATGCAGATGTAGAAATGCAGTCAGTCGGATTCGATCCTAAGAGCCTTCAGCTCGTAGAGGCTCGTCAATATGTGGCGTTGGAGATAGCAAGAGCTT